CTCATCAGTGTATAAACGTCTGCCACTTCCTTTAGGTTTCTTACCTGTTCCTACTTTAGGGTCTGCCATTATGTTCTATACTTCCTTACTTTCTTTGCAACGGACTTCGGTTGCTTCACATGCTGTTTGCCCTTTTTTGTTCCTTTTCGCTTTGCTCTTGTCGTGGCCGCATACTCGGCAGATGTCAGACTTTCTATTGCTTTCTTGGGAAGGTATCTTTCCCCAGTAACGCTTGATTTCTTGCCAGACTTCGTTTGCCATTTTTGTTTACCCCACGACTTGAGACTTTGTTGACTTTTTGCTAATGCCATTACACAATAGCAATTATAATAATAACAGCGACTGCAATCACTATCATACCAATTTTGTGGTCTGACCAGTAATGCATGATTTTGTCTTTTATGTTACTTATCATGATTTGTATCCTCCTCCAGCTTTTTTATACGCTTTAGCCAATGCTTGTGCTTTACGAGCACTCCACTGACCTGCAGCAGTTCCATGAGATGCTTGATTCTTAATACGATTAAAAATCTTTTTTCTCATACCAGGCTTAGTATAATTACCAGCCTTATTTACTGTACTTTTTGACTTTTTTGTTGCCATTTTTAATTACCCCCTGTAAAACTTTAGCTTGACCAGCATGCGACTTAGATGCTTTTTTTAAACCTTTAATTACTTTTTTAATTTTTTTAATTTTTTGTTTCATTTCTTTTTATTTTTTCTAGCATTAACTCCACTAGAAACTACTGTTCCTGCGGCTGTTCCTTTACCAAAATCTTTGACAGGTTGTAGATTCTTTTTAACTTTCTTTTTAGTTGCTTTCTTAGCAGGTTCTAAAATAAGTTTTTTAGCATCTTTCATTTTAATTTTGTTAAATACACTTTTTGCAGCTTTTTTACCTGCAGGAGTTTTAAGTGCTATTCTTCCTCCTAGTTTTAATAAACTAAAAAATCCCATTATTGCCTTCCTATAGTTGTACTGATAATGCTGTCCACATTAGATGTTAATTTTTCTGCTGAGTCCATTGCCATCTGTGCTTCTTTTAATTTACGATCTTCATCTTTATTTTCATCATCAATCATTATTTTAGATTCTTGTAAATCCATTTTGTCTTGATGCATTTTCATATCGTCCATTAATTTTTTAGCACGCAATGCTAAGTCTTGCCTTTGAATTTCTAATTGTTCTTGTGATGAATCTTTCTTTTCACCATTCATGATTTTAGTTTTCTCTTCATCAAATTGTAAAACTTTATCTGATGCATCTGCTGCCATCAATGCAATTTGATTTTCCATTTCAGGTGGAAGTTGTTGCCCAGACATAATCATTTGTTGTGCTCTTGGGTCTTGTACCATTTGTGCCATTTGTTGTTGATACTTCATAGCTAAGTGATCTTGCATATGAGAAACTAGAAGTTGTTGAACTGCTGGACTTTCAAATGAAGGATTCTGCATAAACGTACCATGTGTAATAATATGAGCATCATGATTTTGTTCTGGTTTTGCTTGAAGAGGTGCCCCCTTAAGCGCCGCCATGTTTTCAGATATAGGATCTGCACTAATTGGTTGTTGTTGTTGTTTTAAATAACGTTGTGGTTCGCTTATTCCCATTGCAGAAAATAATTCCATACCAATTTGTTCCATGTTATAAGCTGCAGGATTTTGTTGTGCTATTGACATAATAGCATTTATCTTTGCAATCCTATGTGCTTCTGTAGGCATGTTGGGGTCTGATACAGGAATTACATCTATACTTTTTAAATTAAAATCTTTTTTAAATACTTGCTGTGCACCACCTGCGACTTCATATGGATATAAATCGGGAAGATATTCATAATCTAGACGTGTAAGTATTCGCAGGTCTTTTGTTTGTGCGGCATGTAACCGCTTGTGCACAGCGCTGAACAGCTTTGAAGACTGTTCTAGCAGAGCCATGGTCGTTCCGACTGGCCCATAGTTTGTTGCATTTTCTACTACGTTATCTGTAGAATCTGCAAATTGCGATGCGAGTTTAGAAGCATAATCCATTAAATTAAATAATGTAGATGATGGTTCTTTAAATGGAAGTATCTGTAATGATTTTCCTAAGTCACCCGCTGGAGCATTTACCTCTCTAAATTCACCTGGTGCAATTGGCTCATCAAGGGCAAGCACACGTAAACCGTGCGCCTTGAAACCCCCTGGTAAGTTCGCAAAGGTTCCTGCATCAATTAATTGACGCATAGAGGAAGTAGCTGTTTTAGTTAATCCACCAATAAGATGAATATAACCATATCCGTAAAATCCTAATCCAGGAATCATTGTATAATGTGTAAAGTACATTTTCTTTTTACGCATCATATCTTCTGCATCATAGTTTCTTCTAATAGCTAATACATCACCATCTTCAGTCATATGAACAATATATGGTAATTTGATTCCGTCTTGGTCTTCAAATCCTGGTAAATCTATATTTACATGCATTTCTAAAATGTTTGCATAATCATCATTCTCACCTGGTTTACTTGAACCAACAGTTTCATCTGATAATTCATCAGCTGAAGTTTGTTCTATTGTGTAATCTACATCAATATCCATATCTCTAAAGACACCTGCTAATTGCATTTTCTTTATTTCATTTTTAGATATTAAATATTTGTGAGTATAACGTTCTGCTGTTTCTAAATCAGATGCATAATAGTCTACATAAAAATCTTGTGCTTTTATAAATTCTGTAATTGGTCTTTGTAGAGCTGGATTAAAATAAGTTTTCTTAAATGATGTACCATATAATGCTACATGAAATAACATCTTATCTAACTCAGGCCCATACTCAGGCATTTGTGTTTGTGTTTGCCAATTTAAAAACTGACGTACACGATTTGCTTGGTCTAATTTTTCTTGTGTTTGAGTGCCCATAATTCTTGTACGAACAGGGCCTTCTGTTGGAAATAATTCTTTATATGCTTTTGCTTGAAACTTTACAACTGCTTGAGCTAATACAGGATGTGTAACTCCTGATGAACCTGGAAATGAACCAGCTGAATCATCATATTGTAATCCTAAAAGATTAATACCATCTTCTGCAATTTCATCATATTCTTCTCGTGATTGTTTGTCTCTATCAAAACCTTCTAATAATTCTTGTGAAACTGCTTGTATGTCTGACTCTTCCATAACTTCTACTAAGTTAGCATCATGACTAGTTTCCATCATAGGTTGCTGGTCAAGAAGCCCCATAGCTTCAGCTTCGTCTATTTCTGTTTGATCTGTGAGTGTAACTTCTGCACCGCCATCTTCCATAGCAGTGATGTCATCTGAAGTTGGTATATCTGCTGATATAGCATCTTCTTCTAATTCAATTCTTTTTTCTATTGCCATTTATATCCCTTAATAGTAACGTCTAGATTCTCTATTATAAATCTCTTTCTCTCTTTTGTCAAGGAATGTGTCAGCTGTGTTAGCCACATAACCACCATTTCTCATCCATAATAAAGCTTGTGTTACTGTATCAACTAAATCATCATGTAATCCCGTAGGAAATGCTCTTATCTCATCTACTACTTCCATAGCCCAATCTTTTTTAAAAGGTGCATAAATTCTACCATTATGAAATAAAGAAGATACTGCGTAAGCCCGCGCAACCTTATCTCTATCTGGTTGAAACTCAAATATAGGAATACCTGTTAAACGCAAATCTTGTATCAAAGATTGACCTGATGCTTTTTTCTCAATTAACACAGAATCTGGATTATGTTCATGATATTTAGCTACTGCTTTTTCTCTAAGCGTAGGAAAATCCCATCTACCTTTCTCAGCTCCTAATAATATAAGATTTGGGACATCCAAACCAGAACTAAATACTCCCCATGTAGTTACTGCACTATAATCGGCCGTGCTTCTTGTAGAAAATGCTGTATCCCACGATTGTATGATATATTCGCAATCAGGGGGGCTGGGATTATCCCAATTTTGCCACCAATCTAGCTTAATTATGTTACCTTCCTCAGCAGATGGCGCTTGTCCATAGAGTGCATCAAATTTAAAGGGGGGCGTATTATTTTTTGTACGTATTATTTCTTCAGTTGACCAACAAAATCCGTTTTCTATGTCTGCTTCTGGCCAAAATGACTCTCCAAGCTCTAAATTAGTATAATTTTGCGACAAATATCCTTGTTTTACAAGCTTTTTTCGTGCTTCTTCTAGTTTTTCTAAAGATTCTGTAGTATTTAGGGCAGGTATGCGTACTACTTCCCACTTATCTGACATAGGTGAACTGTCTTCCATGGCTAATAAGTGACCAGAAAGGTCTCTTTCATGCCATCTTGTCATAACTATAACTATTTTACCACCAGGCATAAGCCTTGTACGTAAACCAGATGCATACCAATCGTTTAAACTCTCTCTTCTTGTCTTAGAGAATGCGTCTTGCTCTGATATGGGGTCATCTATAATAGCAAGGTGTGCACCAAAACCAGCAATACCTGA